GTTAGATGTATTCTTGTTCTCTGTGAAAGTTGTAGTCCCGTCCTTTGGGTTATGCTCAAACTTTACCGTGTCTACGGTGTCTACTTGTGTTACCTGTGTCTCATCAATAGGGTCAAAGGTAATGGTCAAGTCTTTTTGTAATAATAGGACAGCTTTCTTGATACCACCTGTAACTCTTTTGTTACAATTGATATCAATATCGCTTAATAAAATGCTACAATTGAAAGCCATATATTTTTAAATAAAAAGGGGAGAGGATTGCTCCACTCCCCCTTGTGTTAATTTACAAGATTTGCTATTATGCAGTTGCAGTAGCAAACTCAGCAGCACCGATGCTGTAAGACAAACCAAGCTCATCACCTGTTAGGGTAAGTTGGAAACGGTTCTTTTCAGAACGACCAGTTCCAGAGTTAGCGTCAACAGTACCTGCGTACAAGCCATAGTCCAAACCACAAACGTGGTAAGTTCCAGCAGCAGTCTCTACAAAAGCAACCAACTCAGCACCACCTTTAGAGATGTCGTTAAGCTTTGTGATTTTGTCAGCAGTCATTTTAGGAAGCTCTACAGATACAGTTGGTACAGTTGAAACGATACCATCAGCAGCTACAGTTTTAACTTCACTGAATACAGAGAAGCCATCCTTGTTGTTAAAAGAAATTTGTGATATTCCAGTTACAGCAGTAGCAGCAGTTACTTCACGGTCAGCGTCTGTTCTTGTCAAAGCAGTCAGAGCGTCAGAGCGGTTAGCAACGTGCAATTCTACGATACCGCCAATTGCAACATCGTCACAAGAGTAAGAAATATCAGCAAGAGTTACATTACAAGCCATTTGTTATAGGGTATTAAGGAAGGGCCGAAGCCCTTCCGTTAGTTATTATTATGCGAAGTTCTTAGCGTAGACAATCTCTTCACCTTTCAAGTAAGAGAAACCTAACTTGAACTGTCCCCAAATCTTGTCAGAGCTTAGTTCAGCTTCGTACTTCATATCAATTGCGCGAACGTCATTGTACTCATCAGTCAACATTACGATGTTCTGTGCAGCAGCAATCATAAATTCGTTAGCAGGCATTGATGGGAAGTGAATAACTTCCATACCGTAGTAGTTCGGTACACCACCTTCTACAACACCTTGTGGAGTAGTAGTGTAAAGACCAGCGATAGCGATTTGGTAGTGTTGCATAGCAGCAGTTCCCAAGAAGATAGCAGGTTTGAAATCACGGTCAGCGTCTCCGTAAACAGCAGCCAACATAACGTCGCTCATTGTTTCGTAAGCACCTTCTAATTTGTCAAGGATGTTAGCAGAAGTTAATACAGCATCAGTATCGTAGTCCAATACAGCAGCATCAGCAGCCATTTCAGTAGTCAATGCAGTACCTGCAACAGTCAATGCTTTTTCAGCAGACAATTTTGCGAAGTAGTCAAATACCCAGTCTTTAAAGTCAGCATCCATAGTTTCTGGATTGTTCTGACCTTTCTTCAAAAGAAGACCACGGTAAGAAGACTCAAGAGCGTTTTTACAGTTTAAGAAAGACCACTTGTAAGTAGTTACAGTCATTTCTTTTTCACCGATTGTAGCAGCAGAGTTGCCGTCAAATACACAAAGGTCTGAACCGAAAGATAATGTAGCGTCAAAGATAGGTACGTTTACTTTAGCTTTAACACCATCTACAAGACGGAAACGGTTTAATACCGCTGCCGATTTTACCATAGTATCAATGAACAAGTCTGGACGACGGTCACCATATGGCAAGTTTGATATTACTATACTCATTTTATTTTAATTTAAGAGGATTCGTTTAATTAATTTACAATAATTACTTGCGGTTAAAGAAGTTGTTAATCATATCTACCTTTTCAGAAGTGATACCATTAAAAACTACTGTCTTGTCTTCTACTGTTTCTTCAACTTCTTCAGCCTTTTGTTCAGCAGCAAATTGCTCCTCAACCTCAGCTTCGTTAGTTTCTTCTTCAGCAGTAAATTCTTCAGAGACTTCCTCGGCAACTTCTTCAGTAGCTTCGTACTTGTCATCTTTCATTTCTTCTTTCTCTTCCTCCTCTTTGTGTTCAGGAGAGTGAGCCATTTCTTCTTCTTTTTCTTCATCTTTGTCTTCAGTCATCTCTTCTTTAGAGTCACCCATAGACGCGATGTGCTTTTGAATCATTTCAATGGCTTCCTTCAAATCAGAAACACCAGCAAACTTATCTTCAAAAGATGTCACAGCTTCAAGGAGCGAGTTGTTCTCGTTCTCCAAAGCTTCAATTCTTGCTTCGTACTTGTTAGTCATCGTCTCAAACTGAGCCTCCAACTTACCAAGTTCTTTGCCAAAACTAAATTCGTTCATTTGTTCTTCGTTATTAATTGTTGGTTTAATATCTGCTTTAATCTCAATAGAGAAACCATTTATCTCTCCATT